GCGTCGATGAGATTCAGATAGGTCTTACCAGTGGGGCTCAGCAGGGAGATGGTTCCGTCCCACCATCCCATGCGGTATTTTGGCATCTGATGGAACCCGGGAACATGATAGGTCAATGCCTGTTGGGCATTAGCCATAAGCCCCTGGGGGATGCCCAGGAGCTTAACGTTGACCTCATCCTGTATCTCGATAATTCCGGTCGGCATCAGGCGTTGTTCGTTTCCTTGGTCGGGTCCACCCATACTTCTTCGAGCTTGTGCTCACGGATGGTCACGACGTTGTTGAGGGAGTATTTCAGATTGTCCAACGCCCCCACCAGTCGTTCAACGTTGTGCTCGTGGAATGCCAACAGTCGAACCACATCAGAAAGGGCGACAACTTCCGGATCGGCCTTGGCCAGCTTGGAAGATTCGGTGGTCTTCAACACTCCATATTTGGCCTTGGCCTCATCGTCATACATGTAGTAGTTATGCTTCTGGGATTCAAGACGCTCGATCCGCTCTTCAACCCATCGACGGGCCTGCTGCACATCCACCAAGATGCCGGAGTAGAAGAAGGTGAGACCTGGGTGTTGGGTCACCAGGGTTTCGAGGTTTCCGACCGGGACGAGGTATTTGGCCCCGTCCTGAACAGCCGCATCATAGTAGACCCCGGCCTGTTGAACCATCTCGACCGTCGGGTTGGCGCGGATTTGGTCAAACCAGCGAATGATCGTGAAATCGGTTCCTGCGGCAGATGTCTGAGGTTCCACGGCATCCTCGGGCTTTTTGCCATTTCGTTCTCGCATCTTCGCCAGGAGAGATGAAGCTTTTCCGGTAGCACTGGGTGTTGTCATGATAGCGTCCTTTGCACTTTGACAAAAATGGGGATGGCTACACGCCACCCCCGGTAATGTAGATCACGGTGAGGGGAATTTCACCCCTCAGTGACGGTTTCCTCTTCGGTGGTTTCCGGAACAGTCTCAAGCTCCTCAGTTCCGCCAATATCGGAATCAGCAACTTCCATCAGCTTGTGGGCATGGTCGTTGAATTTGCTCCGTTGGAACTTCACGACGCCCTCTGCCGTCTTGTATTCGAACCAACCGGGTGATCCCTTGACGATCACACCCTCTTGCATAAGCAGTTCGAACAGGCCCGAGTATGGGTCCAGACCGGTCATGTAGGGAATCTGGATATCAACCCGATCAAACGGCTTGCTAACGCGGGACTTCAACATCTCCATAGTCGAGATGATACCCACGGCTCGCTTTTCACCGCCACCAGCCTTCTTCACGTCAGCAAGCATACCCTTGTCGAGTTCTGCATAATGACTCTTGACGTCAGATGAATCGACGTCTTCCAGACGAAGCTCTTTCTTCGACAGCAGCATACAGCCGCTGGCGTAGTAGATCATCTTGTTGCCGCCCGTGGTCTTGTGTTTGCGTCCGTGACCATCCTGGTTGTCCATGATGTGCTGCACACCGATCACCATGACGGGAATACCCGCACACAGGTGAGTGGTGGCCAGGATGACATCACCAAGCTGCTTGGCCTTCTGACCCATATCGCCGACGAGCTTACCAGCATCCTTACCACCGGTTCGTTCCCACTGGGAATCCGTGATGGTTGCGGCCCACGAGTCCACCACAATCATGACCGGTGGAAGATCAGTCTCTCCGGCGTTGATGTGATCGCGGTAATCCACGGTGGTCTTGGCGATGAGGGTCTTGACCTCTTCCAGAGTAGCCGCACTGACGTAGGCGAACTTCTCTTCGTCCAGGTCTACACCGGCATTCCGGAGCCACTGCTGACCGGCATCGTCGTCTGTTGCGTGTTCGACGTCAACCCAGATCACATAGGCGTTTTGTTCTTTCTGAGCATTGCCTGCGGCGATAGCTGCGATCAGGGATTTACCCGATCCGGATTCGCCGTAGAAGACGTAGTTACGACCGAACAGCAGGGCCCGATCAAAACGCCCAGACCAGCGACGGTTCATTGCATAATTGCTCAATCCGATCCATGTATCGACTTTGGAAAAGCCGCTACGGAATGTCGGGGTGTTGATGGTAGAAAGAGCCTTGCCCAATCTAGCCGCGTATGATGATTTTTTTGCCATGTTGGCTCTCCAATGAGGTTTGAAAAGCGGGGGGAGAAGTTACGCTCCCCCCCACCATGGCGTTAGGCCGAGGCTTGCGCCGCCTTCTTGGCTTTCAACCGCTCAGCCAGCGACATGATTTGTCCATCGCCGGTTGGTTTTGCCGCAGGATGTGCAGGCGTTTCGCTTGCAGCTTCCGAAGTCGCCGGAGCTTCTTCTGGGCTCTTGTCCTGCTTGGCAGCACCACGAGCCGCCATCAGTTTGCTCCGAACCCCATCAGGGCCAGAAGCGGCTGGGGTTGTGGTTCCCCCCTTGAGACGGTTGGCCAGACTGGACTTCAAAGAGCCACCGCTGTTTCCGCCTTTACGCTCATCGTCGTCACCGGATTCGGAATCCTTGCCTTTGTTCGGCTTGATCCCATATTCCTCCCACTCGGGGTTCCACAGTCCGTCGCCCTCACCACGAGCGTGTGCGATGCTGACACGAACCATGTCGGTGTAGACCTCATACAGTTCATCGGCAGGCCGCTTGGGCAAGAACTTCCGAAGATCGATGAAGCCTTCTTTGGCCAGGTGATCAACCTGTTCGTCGGTCAACGAAGTTTCCTTCATATCCCAGGACGAGGTTTCGTAGTTGTTGTGCTCGCCCTTCTTGGTCTTCCGGACGATGTAGTTCCGACCCTGGAACAGTTCGGCAAACTTCTCCTCCGACATATCTTCGGGGATCGTGCCTTCGATGAGGGCCTGGATATCCTCCATCTGGTATTCACCCGTGGGCAGGGTGTCGAAGCCGGAATCCGACGACAGCACCGAGTTGCTGATCAGGGTGAACATCGACTTCGGCAGTCGCATCGGGATGTTGACGTTCGGGTCAAAGCCCTCGACGCCACCTTCAAGCATGAAGCCCTGGAACAGGTAGGAATATTTGATCCAGTGGTTCAACGCGATGCTGTTCAGAGCTTCGGCTGCGTCCTTGTCGGTGCCGGAGTCCTTCAAAGCTTTGGCTTCGTCGAACAGCTTGCGGACCTCGTTCGCAACAGGGCACTTGACGCCGCTGTCAGCAGCCTCATACATCTCCAGGCACGGGATGGTGAAATACCACTGCTTGGAGTCATCATCCGGGCTGACAAAGGTCGGCTTGATGGACTTCTGAATGGTCCAGAAGCCTTGGGAGATTTCGTCGATGCCGGGAACGAATCGGACTTTGGCAGTCTGGCCAACCTGCATGTTGCCCATCGGACTCCACACTTCGTTGCTGCCGCCCCCGGGTGTCGCTGCCTTGACATTCGTGCGGAGGGATTTGAGAGATAGTCTTGCCATGATGTTGTCTTTCTGGTTTTGGTTTGTTGTTTTTGGTTTTGATTTGTGGTTTGGTAGTCGGGTTATTTGATTCCGGTGGAACCGAAACCACGTTCCCCACGTTCAGTCTCACTCAGGTCACTCACGACCTCAAGCTTGGGCTGAACCACGGGGCAGATCACTATCTGAGCAATTCGCATCCCACGTTCGACTTTGAACCGTCCACCGGACATGTTCACCTTCGTCAGTGAGACTTTGATCTCGCCCCGATAGTCAGCATCAATCGTTCCCGGAGTGTTGGTCACGGTGATGCCGTGCTTCGCTGCCAAGCCAGACCGTGGACGGACTTGTGCTTCGAAACCTGGTGGAATTTCCAGCTTGATACCGGTCGGGATCATCGCTGTAGCTCCAATTGTATTTAGGGAAATCGGCTCCGAAATAGCTGCCGGAACGTCGAACCCAGATGCCAGATGGGATTGATACTTGGGGATTTCAAGACCCTCGAAGTGCTCCATCAGGCTCATGCGAATGGTGATGCCACCATCGGGATGCGATGCGGTATTGACAGCATCACTCCATTCTGCTATAGACAGGTCCATATCGGTGGGAACCACTGGTTGGGCGAACTCTGCCAGCATATCAGACTCAGTCAATGCGGGCTCTGCATCCGTGAACGCGGCAAGTAAACCATCAATCACGATGGTGTCGTCCGTTTCGACCACGAAGGCTTGGTGGGTCGCATGAGTGGTGTCAGTCATCGGTCATCCTCTTCTTCCCCAGATATATCAGCAACACCCAACGTGGGTTCAAGGGGCTGTTGCAGATTTCTTCTTGTCATCCGAAAAAGAATCGTCTATGTCCATGGCATGAACAAAGAATTTTATGACCGGTGCGCAGAACTGCTGGGCACGACACACGAATACCACGACCCCGTTCCTCGTCGAACACGATGGAACACCCGACTGCTCGGAAACGGGCGTTTTCCGGGACGAGGGGTGATTCGCCCATACAACGCAAACTGCATCCACGCGATGCTGACCAACCCACGCATAGTCAGAACGTTCACTTCGGTGGATGCTCTGTTCGAGTTTCTGGAAACCTTACCACCGCTGGAGTGACCCATGGCGCTGACTACCGAAGTTGAGAAATTCCTGGTCGAGGCATGTGCAACCTGTGAAGACACCGAGCAGGTTCGATACATGGTCGATCTGTTGTCCGATGCATTCGAATCGCTCGATGCTACTGATGTGCCGGATCGCGAAGAGATGGTCGAGTATTGCCAGGTCCACCTCGGGCTGTAACGATCACATCATCGGGATCATGGGAACGTTGTCCGGGTGATCCGGGTCGTTCTCGTCATAGTCCTCGAAGACCGGACGAACGTAGTCATCCAGTTCGGGCTCCTGATACCGGAGTTCGTCGATCAGATGGCACATCAGCACACACGACATAACCACGTCATCCTTGCCGTTCTTCGCAGCCCACCCGGGCCCAGTCTTGACGAAGTTCTTCAACTGTGATGAGAGGAATTTGGACCGAACCGTAAACAGGTTTCGTTCAATGAACTGCTTGAGGTCCTGTGCGTAACGCTTCTTCGTCGATGGGGTAGTCAACAGACCACGATAACGACTCACGTTAGCCGCTCGCATGGTCTCACCACGTGGGGTTCGAGATACCTCAGATGAATCGATCAGCCAGCCTGGGAATTTATCCTCACCGATATGTTCGATGGCCCGGATGATCCCGATCCCGATGGCGTTTCGTTCCACACTGTAATAGATGTTGTTCACCCCATCATGCTCAGGATGGTTGTTCTGTAGTTTGTATACGCGGTTCAACACGCGATAGAGCATTCTGGCCTGTTCATCCTGGTCAGACTCAGCATCGTTCCATTCAGCAACCTGTCGCATCGTAGGCAGTTCCCACACCTGGATAGCCGCATCGTCCCCGTTGGTGCCATCACCAGACGGGTCCAGGATGACCGCATAGGGAGTGCTGGGCTGGATCGGTTCATACCAGCGGCAACCCCACTTATCGACGAACCGTGGCTCACGAACCGTGGCACGGAAAACTGCCAACTTAGCACCGCTGATCAGTGTGTTTTCACCCGAGATGAAGCAACATTCGAATTCTCGCATCCAGTCGTCATTGGTAACACCAGACTTGATCTGACTACGCTTGAACTTCTCGCCACGATAGGACAGAATGTTGCCGTTCTTATCGAGTTGGTCCGGAACACTCGTCCAGTGGGCGTGGAAGCTGACAAACCCATCCTCTTCCTCTTCTTCATCGTCATCCAGAATCAGAGCCGATAGCATCTCCATCTTTTCGGCAATCTCGGTTGTCTCGAAGATGGTCTCATACGCATCTTCCTCTTCTTCATTTCCAGTTTTGTATCGCTTGGCCAGCTTGTCTTCCCATTTGTCAGACAGTGGTGATGGTGTAGCGTTGAACCAGATTTTGGCGAACTTGTCTTCGTCCGTGCTGGGAGTGCTGGTGATGATACAGCTACCACCGGTGGCCAGGGTCGGGCTGATCGATGTCCAGAACTTCTCTGCCCAGTTCGAACGAACGAATGCAAACTCGTCCAGATACAGCAGGGACACGGACAAACCACGACCAGCAGTCGGAGTGGTTGCTTTGGTGATGATCTTCGATCCGTTGTCAAACATCTTGGTCTTGACGTCGTTTTTCTTCACACCCGGTTTGAGAAACCACGGGAGTTCTTCATAGGCATACCACAGACGCTCCATGATTTCGTCGGCACCACCCTGATCCTTCGATGCCACCAGCACAAACTGGTTGTCCTTGAAGATACACCACCACAGCAAATAGGCAGCGGCAGTCGCGGTCTTCCCACACTGACGGGAGAGCATGGCGATGTTCTTCCGGTTACCCATGTATGTTTGAATCAAACGTTTCTGGAATTCATACATGACGAATGGAAGCGCCCCATGCTTGGGGTGCTTGAGCTTCACATACGTTTCAATGAAGTAAACCGGGTCTACTGTGCAGCGGGCCAATTCCTTGGCCTGTTCCAGAGTATACTCCTGTTTGTAACCGGAGGGTTTGACCTTCCCCCCGTCAATTTCCAGTGTTGCCATGGGCAATTACTCCGTATTACACAGAGTATTTACCATCACCCACCAGTTATTCCATAGGGTTGGGAGCTTTTGGTAACAGCCGCTCCTTGTTAATCCCGGTTTTCGCGGACAAAATCTCCACCGCACTGGCCCGGGCAGTCTCCTCAGAAGAGGCACGAACCACCACTGTGTATTCCTTACCGGTGTCCTGATCGATCAGCGTAACTTCCATCGGCTGGTGCTCAACGCGACGACCAGCATCTTGTGGGTCCTTCTGAGCATCGGGTGGGAAATGCGAGACTGAGAACTCCATCATGGTGCCGACCTGGCGGGTTTCCACTAGGGTGACCGGAGCAACATTCTCCATGAACATCAGGTTGTCGGCTGATTTGGCAAACGGCCCGGTGATCTTCCCACGCCCGCGATCATCTCGTTCAACCAGGTAAAACCCACGGCTCACCCGCTGCCCCAACATGGTTCTGACCTCGTGATGAGTTACCATGCGGGTCTCATAGACGGGAACTTCAACCACGCCGCTGTTCTTGGACGAAAGCTGCTTCATCATGTCGGATACCAGCGATTTGGCCCGAGCATCTCCGACCTCGGATTGAGCAAATGCGGAATCGACTTCGACTGGGTGTGCATGCTGTTCGGTTTCAGCACCATCCATGACAAGCTTGTCATCCATGTCAAAGAACCGCAGCAACTTCTGATCGACGTTGGAAAACACAGCGATGCTCTGAATGGCATTGCGGGATGTCAGAGGATTGGCCATGATCACCTTGATCATGTATACGGGTGCCAACGGGAACAGTGGGAACATCGACTTCGACGAAGACGACATCTTCATACTGACACCCATGGGTTCGAGACGAATGAGACCATACCGCCCCAGGGCCAGTCGGATACGATCCAACACATAGGTATCATGGATATTCTCAATCGAGCAAAGCTTATACTCGAAGTCGCTGTCTTGCTCGGCAAGTAATACGTGGAATGGTTTCATGGTTGTTGTCCTCTCGACAATATTTACTCGTTTCGGGCCACCGGCCTGCCGATCACGACTTGGGCTCTTCCGGTTCTTCGTTCATGACTCGCATAGCACTGATCAGTTCTTCCCGTGATCCGTAGAAGAAGTTGTTGACCGTGTTGGGCGCATCATCAGAAGCCCCACCGGGAGTCTTGAACCCAGCCTCGGATAGGCGTTGTTTGAAGCGGAGTTCCTGGGCCTTATACTTGGTCTTGATCGCTTCCAGGGCCAGCCCCATAGTGCCGTTCGCCACCTCAACCAACCGGGATCGGTATTTTGGTTCAACCGAGTCTACTGTGTCAAACAGAGTTTTCTGATATCCCAGTGAGGCGTTGATGATTTCTTCAAGCTGTTTGTCTGCTTGAAGCTGTTTTCGGTGAATGTCGTGCAGTGGTGGGAGATCGGGATTACTCGTCCCAACCAACTCATGGGGTTCGATTACAACGACCTCCACACTGGGGAGATCATCTGGGGGAACATCTGCACCAAGGATGCCTGCGATCTTTCTGTTTACCGGGCTGATCATATCTTCTTCACCTTTCGCACCGTTGATACCTTGGTGGCCCGAGAATTTTCGATACGGGTCTTCATCCTGGATATCGCAGTCTTGGCTGTTGTTACTGCGGTGGCCTTCTTAGGCTTATATACGGCGGCTTTGGCCTTTTTGATCGAGTTGGTATGGGACATACCACTGGCCGAAAACTTCGTATGCTGTCGATTTTCATGACCGGAGAACAGATCGGATTCGTTGAGAATCACGAATTCAGCCGAATGTCGGTCACACCATTGGATTACCGCTCCCCATTTGGCATGGTTTCGTGCTACCAGCATGGAGTCAGCACTATTTCGGGCGAATTCGTCTTTCTGCTCGTGCATGGGTTTGATCTCATACACGAAGTGCCTCGTAAACCCACCGGCCTCTGCCCGCTCTACAAAAAAGTCAGGGATGTAAATCTTCTGCTTTCCTGTGATAGGATCACGGTATGGTATCTGCACAGCTTCATAGTTCCACGACACGACTGTTGGTAGCAGATCACACGTCTTGGCGAATTCTATTTCCCACGATGACCGCATGATAATCGGAAGCGTTTCACCCCGGAATTTATCCGGGTTGATCGGGTTGAACTGATAGAGCCGATACTTTGCCATTATGCCAGTGCTGCCGTCCGTGTTATCAGATCGAGAATTTCTTGTGTTGACATTTGACCAGCCCCGAGTGGTGGTAGCGGTGTCACCGTAATGGGGTCCAGTGGTGGAATCGGCGTGGCATCAGGCTCAAAGATGACGCCAGGACCAATACCAGGGGTAAACGTGTCATCCGTAGAGAACTCCGATACCGTCGGGGTTGGGGATGCACCCCGCATACGAGCGTGTCCGGGAACCCCTGCGGCAACCGTTAGTGGTCGGAAGCCCAACTGTTGTTCGATGATATCGTGGAATGGTGCATTGTTGAGACCGACCAGGTGATAGTGGGCCTCATAGTCGAAAGTCATCGTCAACCCCATATTGGCGTTGCGATCCTCATAATCAAGGTTGTCATGATCGAAGCTGGTCAATACCGGATACAGAAATGTATAGACGTTGACGCTATCCGGATCAGACCCCAGATCATAAATGCGAATCGCATCGAAGAAGTGCCGACCGGTGTTGGCCTTGATGGTGGCACCCAGACTGGGGCGGGTTTCCATTTCTGTTCGAACAGCCCCACCAACCAACGTATTGCCAGAACGGAATTCCGACCAGTTCAGGTTGTTTACGTTACCAGTTCTGACGGCGGTCTGGCCAATCGTTCCCTCGCCCTGATAGTAGGCCCGATATTCACGCCACAGGGCCGAGGCCACAGAGGTGTTGTCGTCGTGGAACGCCATAGTCGCAGGCTGATATTCCGTGCCAGTGTGCAGAAGCACATGCTTGTTGTAGGATCGAAGCTTTTCAACCTTGAAAGTGGTTTTCGGATGATCGATGCTTTTGAGTGTTGCCAGTAGTCGTCCATTTTGGATATGCTGACTGATGTCGGTTTGAAGTCGCCCGGAAGTGAATACGTTCTGGTTGATGTAGAACTCGACCAGGTAGGTGAACTTTCTACGGGGATAGACTATAGAGGTTCGTCCCGGACCCGCAACAGTTTGCGTTCCCCGGGTTTCCATTCCGAAGTTCACAAAAGGCCAGCCCTGTAGGGTTCCGTCATTAACTGCCATGGTGTTGTCCCGTCCAATACCAAGTATTTAGCCTAAAAACTGGGGGTTGCTCAATGAAACACGCGGTTCTAGTGTCGTTATGGTTGACTAGACTAAATATATGAGCATCCAGCCAAAAGGACCATCAGACATGCAAGTTGTGGTTCGTGACAACAACGTCATGAAAGCCTATCGCAAATTGAAGAAGAAGCTCCACGACGAGGGGGTTGTTCAAGAACTCATTGATCGGCGATATTTCGAGAAGCCGTCTGATATCAAACGCCGTAAGCGTCGTGAGTCCGTCTACCGGGCCAAGAAGAAACAGGCCAAACGTCTCGCAGAGATGTAAAAGTTCTTGACGAATCATCCATCTCCTGCTATACAACGTTCAACGCAGCAAGGAGATGAAGATGTCGAAGAACACTGTTGTCGTGATCGATCCCACTCTCCCGATTTCCCTCCTGGATGTCGAGAATGTCTTGGACAATCAGCACTGGAAGTTCTGCACCGATGACCCGGATGCCGATATTGCCACCTACGACGAGTTCCATATGGGTCCGGACTTCATCCTGACGGAAGGCACGACCGTGCGAATCAACCACCTCTGGGGGTTCCACCACGTCTGTCTTACTGCACCCACCGACTACCAGATCACCATCCCGAAAGCATCGACAGTCAAGCACGTGCTGCATGTTCTGCTGTCGCAGTATCACCACCACATGGATGCCCAAGATTCCAGTGGGCGGTTCTTCTACATCGAGCAGGTGTCGGAGAAAAAAGGCGTGGTGGAAATCACCTGGGGCACCTGATCGGAGCAAGTCATGATCGATCACACGTGGCTTGATATCGCCACTGCGCCCAGGGATGGAAGCCTCATAGTAGGCGGTGTCAACATCGATGGTGCTACACTGGTCAGAACCACCAAATGGGTAACAACCAGCCCCTCAAAATACAATCCGGAGGGTGGTTATTGGACATGTCCAAACCAAAGATGTGTGATAGGACCATTTTCACACTGGATGACAGTATCAGAACTCCCGAGATGATCTCGAATTTTCTTGACGAATCATCTCGATCCTGCTATACAGGGTTCAACAGCAACGGGAGCCAGCCATGATCAAGTTTGCCGTCTACCAGCCGACCCTGACCGATGCCCAAGTCGCGGAATTGAACGCTGCCGGTAGCTGGAGTGCCAAGCCGGAATTCGCGGCATACGCCGATGTCACGACCGGCACGTTCCGTGATGGCGACGATCCCGTTGTGGCCGTGGAGAAGATGGTCAACCGTGCGATCAGCTATTTCCTGTTCAACCATGTTGCCTTCATCACGGCGAACGGCCTGGAAGGGGTCTGGTCCATCGGCAATCATCGTCCCAACAGCCAGATCGAAAAGGTCGGCGTGGTGCCGATGAAATCGGTCAGCGTCGGTGACATCCTGGTGAACCAGGCAACGAACGAAGCATGGTTCTGCAATCGCATGGGTTGGACCCCGTTGCCCCCCAACACGCTGCGAGTTCTCCGTGAGCTTTCCGGTCTGGGCGTGGATGCCTGACAAACAAAAAGGCCCGGAGCGATCCGGGCCTTTTTGTTGAATGTCGTGGAAGATTAGCCGAAGCTGATGCCACCGTTCAGAGTAGCCCCGCCCAGGCTGGCACCAGATGAGGTCACCGTGATGGAGTTTCCGGTGATCGAGATGCCGAGACCACCAGGAGCACCAGCACCGGTCGAGAGCGAACCAGCCTGCGATTGGATTTCTTCGGTATGGGAGAACGTCCCCATACGGGCACCGTTTTGGTCGAATGTGATGCAGTTGTCGTAGCGGAACTTGACGGTGATCTCTTTCGGGTTTGCGCTTTCGTAGGTCATCTCACCATCTTCGGTGCCAACCAGGTGGCAACCAGCGTAGCAATACTTGCGGATGATGTTCGGGTCAGCAGCCGATCCACCAGCGGTAGCACCACCGGCCAGGATGTCCACGTCCATCTCGAACTTGTAGTTTTCACCGGCACGGCTCATGGTCTGATCGAAGAAGTTCTTTTGCTTGGCGATCTGGTTTTCAACACGCCGACGGACGCTGTTGGTGATGTCATCGACGAAGGTCATCGACCCCTCACCCCATTCACCACGGGTCATGATGTAGACGGCGCTGACGTAGCTGTAGAGGGTGGCCTGTTCGAACGTGACGTTCGGCAGGGTTACCTTCTTGGCCTGACGAGTCAGATCATACGGTGCCGGTTCAGACGATGCACCGAAGTTGAAGGTCTGGAGCCGCCAGTGTGTGGTCAGAATGGGTTGAAGAACCGCCGACCGGTCACCATTGAGACCGGGAACCCCGAAGTTGGCCAAAGAATTAACGCTCATGTCTCTATCCTTACGATTGGTGGGGTTCGTTGTTCCCAACCCGATATGTCATGGTATTTAGGACCATGGGTCACTTGTTTTGCACAGGGCCATGGTAAAAATATGGAATTCCGGGTTCAACCACAATTGAGGTTACTTCGGTCAAGTCCAGATTCATAGCCATGGCTATCAGCACTCGAATCACATCCGGATGAGAGATGATCAAAACATCCAGTCGATGCTCTATATCCTGCTGGACAATGGCAAACCACTCGGTCATCCGATCCTGCACATCGATCAGTGATTCCCCGTGCAGAGGGGCTTCGAATGGATCACGTTCCCACGCCTTATACTGCTTCGGGCTCATACCCTTTCGGATATCCGTATAGGTAAGGCCCTCGTAGGCCCCACCAGAACGCTCTCGGAGTTCTTCTACCAGTTCATGCGGTGGCTGATGGTGGTTCTTCCGAAGCACCCTACGAAGCGTCTCCTGGGCTCGATAGAGATCACTGCAATAGATATGATCGATCTTGTAGGGTGCCAGCGTATCAGCGGCATCCTCCACCTGTTCGATACCCAGTGTGGTCATGGGAGAATCGTTCTGACCCAGATACACCCGATCCACATCCGCCTGTGTTTCACCTGTCGCCAACAACACTAGCATCAGTTCACCGGTCTAACCTTCTCAATGCTGGTTCTCCCAGGAATACGATCATGATACAGTGATGAAACCTGGTCCAACCACCCCTCACTCGGGGTAGACTGGATCACCAGTTGTTCCATCAGTTTGTTGATCGTTCTGGTCACTCCAGGTCCCACTTCATATTCTTCCAAAAATTTCTCAACAGTCAGGGCTTCCCCAACATATGATGGCGGGTAGACATCTGATTCTACGTCGGCAACAACAACGCCGGTGATGGTGGTTACGTCATCCTCGGTGTAACCGGCGATGAGATCGGCAGGCATCCCAGGCACGGTGCTCTCTGCAAAGAACTCGATGAACAACCGGTCAATGGTCCCATCCGGACTCTCCAACGTGGTTAGTTCTCCAAGTCTGGCAGATATACCAATCCCCCGCTCTGTGGCAACAACCATGACCTCCCCATCATCAATGAGGTCATCGATCAGTTCGTCAAAATCGCCGACGTATTCGGTCATGATTGGAACCCCCATACGAATATTTATCGAATGGTCGGCCCGAATACGAACAAAGGCCCCCAATGGGTCTGGGGGCCTCTATCTTGCACAAAATGTGGTGTCGTTCTACTTGATACCAGCCCGTCGCTGTATGTCGTGTATTTCAGCCAACTCATCCTGGTTATTCTTGATGGAACTGAAAACATGATGGGCAGCATCATAGGCTTTAGGAGCAGGCCGACCTTTGAGGTTTTGTCTCACGTAGTTCACGACCCTGGCATACGCTTGTTCAAAAGGTATGCCAAGGTCGTATTGATCGTAGACTTCCTCTATGGTAGCCCGTTCCGATGGACTAAACATATCAGAACGGGAAGTCTTCGCCGGTGTTCAGAACAGTGATCGGCACGTAGATGAATTCGATGGACTTGGCCGGTTGGATAGCCACGTCAACCCACATCTCATTGCGGTCGATCTTGTCCGGGGTGTTGTTCGACTCGTCGCATCGTGCGGCATAGTCGTAGAGAGCCCGAAGCGATTTCAGACCGGCCAGATACCGTTCAGTCGCAACCTGAGCCGACCGACGAGTGATCGGATCGTTGATTTCGAACAGGAACGGTTCCAACAGCCGCTGGAGGTCATACTTCATCTTGGCGATCAAACGAGCGACGTTCACACGGTCAAGAGCCGATGCAGTTGCTGCCCAGGACTTCTGACCAAACACAACCAGGCCAGTGTTCGGCTTGAACATGATCGGGTTGATGTCGTTTTCGTAGAGCACGTTCCGCATGCTGTTGGTAAGCTGAACCGGTGTATACTCACCATTGTTGTTCAGATAGCCCACAGACTCGGCATTGTCCACTCGACCACGATTGAGGCCAGCCGGTGGGAACCACGGGGCTGCAACGCTGTCGGAATAGGCAATGGTTCGCAGTGCCATGTGTGACGGCGGAACAAACACTGTTTCCCCGGTAACGTTGGTGGCATTGCCCCACGGATACCAGAAGCCAGCATAAGGCGAGCGGCCAGAGGAGAATCCATCTTCGCCGGTCTCAGTCACGTTGTTCGTGTTGGTTGCCCATTCGGCTGCGGTGATTTCACGACCAACCGGGACCCCGGTGGAAATCATGAACTTCGGAGTATCAGCCACAACAAACGCAGTCTCGCCGTTATCGATGTTCAGAGAGATCATCTCGGAGTAGAGTTCCGGATATCCAGGAGCCGCGATCAACTGGAAGTAGTTGGCTTCGGCACGGATTTCCTGGTTGATGATGATGGATTCCTGCATCTTCTCCACGATGATATCGCGAACAGCACGACGGCCAAACTTGGTGCCAGCGTTCGGATACCAGAAGTTGCCAGTCTGCGGCACAACGGTATAGACGTTGGAGATCAACTGAACGGTCACAGCCGTAAAGTTCGGGTCATAGACCTTCACCGTGTTGCGGGTGATCGATTCGCCGGTGTTCAGCCAGTAGGTTCCGTTCAGAACGGCTCCAGCAATCGGGTCTTCTGGACCAATCTGAACGCTATCGGTGATGTCCACCCATTGTCCAGACTGCCAACGCATGATGATGGGGTAGTAGTCGAATGCTTGCGGAGTGGAGATGTCCACCCAGATCGCACCATCCTGGGGGAATTGAGGCGGGCTGGCCGAGATGACCTTCTGGCTTGCGGTCGGGTTGCTGACGTTTGTCGTGGTCACCGGGACCCACTGATCGCCGCGACCGAAGTCAGTTCCTTCGACGTAGAGAGCGAAATCCGTAAAGGTATCGTCATACCACAGAACACCAGCGGTCGGCTCGGTTACCGGCTCAAGCGGTTGAACCACGAACGGCAGTGGGATGAAAGCTGAACCCGTTCCGATATACAGCGGGCGACGACCATCGAAGTTGATCGTGGACAGGTCTTCCCATACCGTTCCCTGATTCGGTGTCGGAGCGACGTTTTGACGAATGATCGGAACCGTCACAAAGACACCATCGACTGCACGATAACGAGTCAGGAACAAATTGGTTCCGCCAGCAGAAGAGGTCGTCTTATACCAGAAATCGTTGTTCTGAACACCAGTCGGTGAAGTTGGCTGGACATGTAGGTTGCTGGTTGGTGCAATCTGTGCGGCCAGGTTGGCGTTGGTTGCGGCTCTCCAGATACCACCGGACTTGAACCGGATAGTTCCATCCAGGTTGGAGTAGTCGAATGCCCAGTCTCCATCAACACCATCGGCGTTTCCAGGAGTGGTCGTATAGACGCTGAAAGGCTGTGCAACCCACTGACCGGCGACACGTTGGAAGATACCACCGACGACAGCAGTATTCTTCACCCAATGTGTTCCATCCGGGGGCGGCAGAACGGGCTCCTGAGTGGTGGGAACCAATCCGGCCAGATCGATGTCGGCACGAATGATGAAGGCCCTGGAACCGCGTCCCAGGAACGTGTGGAGGCCAAGAAGACCAACCTCGTTGGTTTCCTCTCCAGGAACCGGCTCCCCGGACGAGGATACGAACACCGGGTTTCCGTAGTTCTGGAGAAGTTCACGCTGCGAGCCAACCACGCGGAGCTTGTTCGCCTCGGTCGTGCCACGAGCAGTTCCAGCCCCATCGGGGGTCGTTTTGTTGGCACGGGTCGCAATGATGACCAGTGGGATCGTTGTCGGATTCGGCTCCGAGTAGATCGACTGGTCATTCACGTAAACCGCTACGCCGGGGGATGTCAAAGTTGGCATTGTTCTTTTCCTCTCGCCATCGAGATTGCTCAGGTATTTAGATCAAACTCATAGGTTAAATGCTACTTGGGGTCATTCCTGGCCCCAAGCTTTCAAATAGGCTGATGTCGTCCTCATTCGCCTCGATCACCAGACCATCAAGCTGGCCCATAGTGTCGAAGTCCAAATCCTCTTCAAGCTCCAGGATTGGAACGTGAATTCGGTAGATGTATTTGGTGTCATAGACCTTCGCGGGTGGGCTCATCCAGACAATCGTCGAGAACCCCAGACGGAACACGTAGACCGGATCGGTGTCACCACCGGACGGAACCACCTTCTCCATATTGACTGTGCCTTCGAAAATCAACGACGTCAGAAAAATCCAGTCAGCAGGA